AGTGTTCCATTTGGATATGCAAAAGATGATATATTCTGTCAAGTAGAAGTGGTAGGAGAAGGTTTAGTTAAAAATCCAGATTGGAAACCAGTAGGTGATGATGCGGGAGATTATAGTGGATCAGATGCGGGACCGGATGATTTATTAAATGCTAATACTTCACAATTTGTAAGTCTTCTTGGATTTTTTGATCCTGACAATGGTAGTTCAAATGCAACGAATGATATAACTAAGGGCGCAAGAGGTGATTGGGTTTCTTTACAAAAAGAAGTTTCAGGAACTACATATCCTTATAAGGAACGAAATCCTTTTTTCCCAGCAATGGGAGGAACAGTTAAAGCTTATGAAGTAGACAATGGTGTAATTGTAGGAACACAACCTACTGGGTTAGGAGAAGATGATATTCCTAGTGGAAGATTTATTAGGCATGATTATGAAAGAGCAAATAGTGCAGGTACTATGCCAGAGAACAGGTATTATATTGACCAAGCTGAAAAATTCTATTATGAAGTACCTTGTACTAATATCTCATATACAAGTGGAACTAGTGGTGCAATAGGTACTAATCATACTATGCCTAATACTGGAGAGCCTCCTCATACTATGACTAAAACTGGATTAAGTGGTGCTATAAGTAGAATACAAGGAACATCAGTTACATGTGATGGTGTTTCAGTTGGTGTGGGTGCTACATCAACAGTACCAGTAGATGAAACTACCACACATCCTTCTTTAAGTGGATCAGCCGGAGCACCTAGTGTCAATGCAACTATAGGAAATTATTATACACTTGGTGCAAACAATTACATTTATATAAACAGATTACATTATGAGTCTGTTACTATTACTTCAGGTACAAATTGGACAGCAACTTTAGGTACAGATACTACTGTATTTCCATGTAGATATAATTTCATACAGAAACACTTATATGAAGCTGGTGGTTCTGGAGATAATTCAATGAATGCTGATGTTCAGTTTGTAAAAGATACAATAAATGATTTACAATCTTTAGCATCTTTTCGTGATCCAATTATTGATATAAACACTGCACAAGCAGGTGGAAGTGGTATAAGTGATGTTGCTTTTGATACTTATATTCAAGCAGAACCTTTAGGGGATTTGGCAACATTGACTGCTGCAACAGAAACTTTTCGTACTTCTTGGAATCACAGTAATAATACCAGAACAGGGACTAATAATGGTGGGAGTAATCTTGGTGTAACTGTATTTATGGCAAATACTGAATGGGCCGCTTTTCATACTGAAATATCTACATTTGGTACTAACTGTTCAAAACGTGCCGCAGAAATTGATACACGTATTGGTGTACCTACACGTTCAGGAACACCATCAACATCTTATAAGCAATACCCCGCTGTTTATGTGTCAGCAGTACCAGCAGCAAATACTACTGGTGGAGTTGTTCCTTATGGTAGAGCAATTTATGACAGTTGTAATTATCTATTAGGTAAGACACTTAAATTGGGAGTACAATTAATACAAGATATTCAAGGTTTAACTGATTTGGTAGATCTGGTTAAAAAGGCTAGAAACAAATATGAAATTTATAATGGTAGAGCGAAGGAGTATAGCTGATGGCAGAACAAGAACATAAATGGAAAGAAGCAGAATTAAGAAGAGATGACATTAAGAAGTTATTAGAGAATACTAAAAAACTTGCTGAAATGTATTCAGAAGTTCTTAATCTAAAAAAGTCTGGTTGGGAAAATGTTTTAAGGGCAAGAGCTAAGAGAGAAGAAAAGGAAAAACAAAATGGCTGAATTTGAAGCATTATTAACGGCGAAGGCCGAATGGAAACCCCATCAAATTGCAAAGGCGGGAGATATTTCTGCTTTAGCATCTGCAGCTACAAATCTTGCTGAAATAGTAAAGTCTAGTCTTGAACTTGCTAGAAATGGAATGGAAGTTGTTAAACTCTTAGCGGCATTACAAAATATTAATCCTATTTTAGTTGCATTAGATAAATTAGCAGATGAAGTATTAAAACAAATCCATGATTTAAAAGAGGCCGGATATTGGTACTTATATGTTGATCCATATTTTAAAGGAAATGTAACAGGAACACATCCCTTTGATTATGGATTTGAACAGTTAAGAAATGAAGCCGGTAAACGTTATTGGCAAATAAAGAACGATTCTGGTAATTGGGAAGATACTACAACCAAACCTGAAATGATAGATTTAGATCAAAAAAAGGCTAGACCAAAATTAGTTACACCAAGAAAATTAATTGCGGGTGGTTATAATTGGTTTGATCCCTTACCTGATCCACTTGAGGGTCAAAGTAAATTTCCTCAATTTAGTGTAAAAAATGTAATTAATGAATTTGTGAAGGCGTTTGATGATGAGGGTGATGTTCCCAGATATAGAAAAAATGCTAAAGATTCTGATTTACCAAAAAAGGATGATATATCAAAAGGAATGGATGATTCTGCAGCTTCAGTAGTATATGATATTGATGGTAATCCATTTAGAGGATGGGACCCCGCTGAAGATTTTGGATTAGAATTATTTGATATGGGAAAAAGAACCGCAGAACAATCACGTTGGCCTCTAGATTATGAAGCATCAAGAAAACCTATTAATACTAAAGTTTCAATAGGTAAACCTAATATTTTAGGAAATACAGAATTTGATGGTGGATCTGGAGCAATCGCAATTATAATTGCCGCAGATAACTTTGATAAATTTGCATCAGTCTTTAATGAATTTTCGAAAATGTTTTCTGATATTCCCGAATTTTCAGCCGATCAGGGTCAAAATTTACTAAACAAATTAAAAGAAATTATTACCCCAAATGATGTAAAAGTTAGTTTAACTCAAGTTGATACTAAGTATGAAAAATTTGTAGCTGGTGATATTATAAGTGGAAAACGATATGGTAGTCTTGGAGAAGTAAGATCTGTCAATTCTTCTGCTACAACCGCCACATCTATGAAGGGGCAGAAAGTAATAAAAGTAATTGATGATCTTGGAGAACCACTTAAAGATAAAGAAGGTGATATAATTGAGGTACTTGAAGAAATAGATTTAAATCCAGATGAACGATGGGTGGATATGGAAATAATGGTGAAGCCTATGAGGGGGGTTGATGGATATAACCCGTGGACTCCAGGCGATACAGTTTTAGAGATGGAAAAAAGAGGAAAGTTTGGAAACTCAGAAGCAACAACCGCCGAAACTGGAATTGATTATTATGATAATTATGTTATGGTGGGAGCAGAGACTGTCACCTTACCTAAAAATTTAAGAGTATATCCAAAGATAGGAAAAGTTTTAGTTGAAACATTACAAGTACTTCCAGATTCTACTCCTCCCGATTTTGATGGAATACAAATTAAAGATATTGTTCCTGGTTGGGGAGAATTTTTTCAAGAGTTAGAAAACTTTGTAAAACAAATAAAAGGAATGATAATAGATTCTACCGGATTTATTCAAGAGATGATTAATATGTTGGCACAGATTGAAGATTTTCTAGAACATTTAATTAAACTTATTGATAAATTTTTGGAATTTTTTAGAATAACATTACCATCATCTGGAGTATTCGCACTTTATATTCCAAATCAAAACGGAGGAAATGAGGGTTTAAAGAAGGAAATCAAAAATGCCACAGGTATTCCAGATATGGGTTACGCATCAGGAATATTATTTATTGGTACAGAAGGAGATAAACTCATTGCAGGAGGGGGTAGTAAAAATCCAATAGATTTGTTAGCATTAGTGCTAGGACTACTTAACTAAATTAACTAAATATTAAGAGCAAGATATGGCTACTACATACGGAAAAGATTACGTTGATTTTGATATGGATTTTACAAAACATCCATCTCATGGTGACTTATCTAAAGTTAAAAAATCAACAGCTATTAGCAGATCTATAAAAAATTTATTAAGCACAAAATCAAATGAAAGATTATTTCAACCAGATGTTGACAATGGTATAGGAATTCTTTTATTTGAAAATTTTAGTAATCTTACTACTGCTAGGTTAGAAAAAGCAATTAGGTTTACGATAGAAAAATATGAACCTAGAGCAATAATTGGTAATGTAACAGTAAAAGCTCAAGAAGATCGGAACGCATACGAAGTATTAATAACTTATATGCCGGATAATGACGCTAGAGAAACAAACCTAGAAGTCTATTTGGAGAGGACATAGATAACACATGGCAAGTTCAGATGGTAAACTTAATATATCAGAATTAGACTTTACTAAGATTAAAGAGAATCTTCAAGGATTCTTAACAAGTCAATCTGATTTTGTGGGATATGATTTTACGGGATCTTCCTTTGATGTTCTTCTTGATATTTTATCTTACAATACTCATTATAATTCATATTATGCAAATATGATTGCTAATGAAATGTTTTTAGATTCGGCCTCTCTTAGAAATTCTGTTGTAGCAAGAGCAAAACATCTAGGTTATAGACCACGTTCTGCACAAGGATCAAAAGCACAAGTAACACTTACTATTACACCAACAGATCAGCCCGCCGGTATAAACATCCCTAAGAATACCCAGTTTCAAGGAGAAGTAGAGGGCGTAACATATATTTGGTGTACTTCTAATTCTTATTCTGTAAATATTAATGCAAATGGAGTTTATACAGTTGCTAGTGTAGATCTTACACAAGGAATGCCTACGACATTTAGATATACTGCTAATACAGGAGATCCAGATCAAAAATTTATTCTTCCTAATGAGAATACAGATATTAGTACTTTAGAGGTTACAATTCAAAATAGTTCTACTGATACTGATTCGGCAGTATATTCAGAAGCAACAGATATAACTACTGTAAATTCTAGTTCAAAAATTTATTTTATAGATGAAGCTGAAGATGGTAAGTTTGTAATTCAATTTGGTGATGGAACATTAGGTAAACAATTATCAAATGGGAATATTGTTATACTATCAAGTTTAGTATGTGAAACTGATGCAACCAATGGTGCAAAAGCCTTTTCAGTAGTGTCTGATGTTGGAGGATATTCTAATGTAAAAATTGAGACTACATCTATTTCAGCTGGTGGAGCCGTTGCCGCAGATATAGATGAAATAAAATTTAATGCTCCTAAAAACTATGAATCTCAAAATAGATGTGTTACAATTCATGATTATGTGGCTCTAGTTAAAAGAGATTATGGTGATGCACAAGCGGTTGTTGCTTGGGGTGGAGAAGATGCAGATCCCCCAGTTTATGGAAAAGTTTATGTAGCAATTAAACCGGCATCAGGTTCAGTTCTTTCTCAATCTAATAAAACTTTTGTAGAAGATGAAATATTAAAGAAAAGAAATATTGTAGGAATTACTCCGGAAGTTGTAGATCCAGATTATATGTATTTAAAAGTTAGTAGTACAGTTAAATATGATTCTGGTGCAACTACAAATAGTGCTTCTCAACTTAAGTCAACAGTAACTAATCAGATTACAGCTTTTGGAGATACTAATTTAAAAACTTTTGATAAATCATTTAGATATTCAAAATTAATTAAAGAAATAGATGAATCTGAAATTTCTGTTAAAAGTAATCAAACATCTATTCAATTAAAAAGACTTCTTTATCCATTGTTAGGATCAGCTGAAGCCTATGATATGCCATTTTCTAATCAAATCTATCACCCTTCTAATACTTTTTGGGGTGCAGTAACTAGTAATACATTTTCGTATACAGATTCTGCAAATACTCAATGGTCAGGTTGTAGATTACAAGATAACAATGGAGTAGTTGAAGTATATAGAACTTCAGGAGAAGATAGAATTATTGTTAATAATAATGTAGGTACAGTAAATTATCTTACTGGAAAAATATCACTTACAAGTTTTAAACCTCTTATTATTGGTTCAGAGACTACAGGAAATACTACACCATTAGAAGTTTATATTACTCCGGCCTCATCAGATGTTAATCCTCTTAGAGAACAAATTATATTAATAGAATCAGGAGATATTAGTATTACAATGTTAGATGATGCAGGAACAGGTACGTATGTTGAAGGAACTATTTCAACTACTGATGGAACAACTCTAGCAACTGGATATTAATCGTGTCTGAAGTTAAAGATAAAAAAGATGTATCAGTTTTAATTGAAACTCAATTACCAGAGTTTATTACCAACGAACATCCAAAATTCAAAAAATTCATAGAAAAATACTATGAATTTATGGAATCCTACCAACTTTATTTTGGGTCAACATTTACATTTAATGAACCAAAGCTTCAAGATGAAGATGAAAATTTTCTTGCCTATGAAGATGGAGATCGTCTTCAATTAGAATCAGAACGAGATATTGTAGGTAATGCAAACCTTATGTTTACTGTAGGGGAAACTCTTACAGGTGCTAATAGTGGTGCAACCGCAGTTGTTACTGGTACAAAAGGTAATACTATTGCCTTTGTAAAAAAGACTAACGAAGCAGTTTTTACATACAATGAAAAAGTTACTGGTAGTGATTCTCGTTCCTATGGTAATTTAGCAAATGGTGTTAGTGATGGTACATTTCCTAAAGCGGCAATAGATGCATATCAAACAAAAGCACCAGCGGTAGCAATAAGAGAATTAGTTGATTCACAAGATATTGATACTTCATGTGAAGGTCTTATTGATGATGCATGGAAAAAGGAATTTTATACAAATGTTCCTAAAACTTCTGTTGCTGATAGACGACAACTTCTTAAGAGAATGAAACAAGTTTATCGGTCAAAAGGTAATGAAGCATCTTTTGGTTGGTTGTTTAGAACACTCTTTGCTAAAGAAGATATAGAATTTTATTATCCTAAAACAGACTTATTAAAGATGTCTGATGGAGAATGGTCACTTGATAAATCAATCAAAATTGTAACTTCTAGTGCAAATAATATTAATCTATTTACGGGTAGAAAAATTGTTGGTAGTCTTTCTAAATGTACTGCAATAGTTGAAAAACAAATTACATCTTTTGCAGGAGCCCTTCAAGTTACAGAATTAACATTATCAGATGTAGTACAGGGTGTTGTTGATGGTGAATTATTTTACTTTAAAGAAAACGAAATCGTTACCTCTGAAACTGATACAGATGGATTATATGCAGATGCAACAGTATCGGGTATTTTACAAAGTGTTACAGTAGATGTTGGTGGAACAAATTATATTATTGGTGATGAAGTTCATATTACCGGTGGTGGTGGACAGGGTGCACGAGCAAGAGTATCAGCAATTTTAGATTCTGTTGTTGAAGGAATTGATGTTATAGATTCTGGGGATGGTTATGCAGTAGGTGATGTAGTAGGTTTTATTAATGATGGAACAGGTGGTTCTGGAGCCGCCGCTCAAATTAATAAAATTGTTTCTACTGGAGCAATATTAAGAAATACTGATTTAGTTAGTGCTTATGCCGTAAAACAATTATCAGCAGGAGATTATTCTAGTACATTCTTAGGACATAATGCCAATACTCATTTATATGGTAACTCTTCTTTAATATTTTCGGCAGCAATTAAATCAGCTTCAGCAAAACTCTATGATAATCAAGGTAATTATAATGCTACACAACATATCCTTGCCGGAGATAGAATTGCAAAGGAAGTAACTGTAGATACTTCAGGACTAACCATTACTCAATCTGTAAAAACTGTTACACTTTCTGCTGGACTTTCAGAAGAAGAAAAAATAGATGTAGTTGGTGGTAAACTTACTTATGCAAACGCAAATACAACTATTATTACAGGTTTTAATGCAAATAATGTTTTAACAGTTAGAGATACACATAACTTTGGAACAGGTCAAACTGTTACTATTGAATATGCAAGTAATACTTATTGGGGTACAGTTATTAGTGCCAATACTACTGCATTCTTATATTCGGTTGGTTCTTATTATCGTGATAACGATATAGATGCATTGACAGTACAAAATTTTGTCAATGATGATAACATCATAGTATATGATACTAAGTTTACAAAATTAGGTGCGGCTGCAGATGGATCAGGCTCCGATGCTCATAGTATGCATAATGGTATTACATTTCAAGTTGGAAATACCCCCGCCACAGTAACAACTAATACCTTTACTATGGTTGATGCACATGGAGCAAGTCCTGACTTAGAGTTAGTTTGTAATGGTGCTCTTAATATGACTTCAGTTAATGTTGGAGCAATTGATTCATTTGTTTTAACTTCAGGTGGTGGAAAATACGAATCAAAACCCCCCGTTACTATAGCTAATAATTATACTCCAACTTTAGGAAATGCTTTAGATGTTGTAGGTGCACCTAATTCCATACTTAATTTAAATCTTCATTCATTTTTTGGGTCTACAGGATTAATTTCACAAGATGGTAATGTTGTTACTTTAACTAGTGATGATGCATGGCCGGAAGCTAATTCTGGAATACTTACACTCATATATGCAAATGGTGTTACAGATCAAGTAACTGAAGTTACAAGTAATACTGTTATTAGAGTAAGTAATGAAAAACTTTTCGGACAAGGTGTAGGAGATAATCCTGATAAGGAAACTTTTACTCTTACCTATATGGCACTCGCCAATAATATTACAAAAAATTCATTACTCTATAATGATGATTATACTGCAAGAGGTAGAGTTCTTGATTTTATAGACAAAGCACATATTGCTACTACTGCCAGACCATTAACAATCGAAAATGGTAATACATCTCTTAGAGTGGATATGTTAACCACTCAAGATTTTGGTTCAACAGTAGAAAATATATTATTAGAAGAAAAAGACTTTCATCAAGATCGATATTCCCACGAAAGACTTTTACTTGAATCAGATACAGCAGGATCGCAAGATGGTGGTGGAGGACTATTCATAATTGAAGATAGTGTTACATGGTTACAAATGGAAGATGATGATCTTATTTGTAATGAATCAGATCAATCAAGATTCTATTCTGAAGATACAAGTGGAGAACGAGTTACCGCATATAGTAATGCAGCTTCTGCATATTCTACAGGAACTTATGCACAATCAGGAACTACAATTACAGGAGTAGGAACTACATTTCCTAATGATTGTGTTCGTGGAACTTTTACTCATCATGACGACAGTACTACTACAATAACTGGATATACTAATGCCACATCAATTACAGTTGAAGATTCTAAAACAGTAGGTGCAGGTAACACATATTCAATGAGTTATAACCGAGCATTGACATGGGGTACAAACCGAGAAATTACATTATCAGCAGGTGGTACAGGAAATAAAACAGTTACAGTAACAGAAGAAGGACATTATTTAAGGTCAGGCGATAAAGTTAGTATTACAGGTTCTAATGCTAATCCAATTTTTAACGGAGTTTATCCTATTACTGTTTCAAATAATAGTACATATACTTACGTATTACCTGAAACTCCTGGAACAACTACACCTCCAGGCGACCTTAGATCTAGACCCGTTGCTTCGGCGTGGTTAGCATCATCAAATGCAGTTTATCAAGATATTACTCCAAGAGGTAATAATGCCATAATTGAAGTATCTGCAATAGCAATTGGAGCAATTCAAGCCATTGAGGTTTACGATTTTGGTGCAGGTTACTCTACTGTTCCTGCAGTTACTACTTCTGCGGGAGATAAGAATGCAGAACTTACCGCACACTTGGGGGCGTATGCAACATATCCAGGCTATTATAGTGGTACTAAAGGATTACTTAGTGGTGTTCCAAAACTTCAAGATAACAAATATTATCAGAACTTTTCTTATGTCTTAAAAACAGATTTCGATGTAAATGATTATCGTAATTCGGTAAAAAGATTAGTTCACCCATCCGGATTAGTAATGTTTGGTGAGTTAGCTATACGAAGTAAAGTTTCTGTTGAAATGTTTGATAAAGGTGAACGTAATGTAGAAACTGAAACTTCCGCTGGCGATAAAAAATATCGTACTCTCGTTCTATCTTCTAATGCCGCTTCTATGAATGTCCAATTTTCTAATACTTATTGGAATAATGAAATAGAAATTTATACTAATAAACATCCTTGGCATGCAATGGATGCAAGGATAGAAATAGGTGATGAAGTAAATATTCAATTAGAAAATTTTGAAGAGATTTCATCTATAGCAAGAACTAATTCCACAATGTATGTGGTTACTTCAACATTACATGGATTACAAGCTGGTGATAAAATTAAGTGGACTGGAGATGAATCAGATCAACGATTTAATAATGAATATACAGTTACTACTGTACCCACTACAAACACATATACTATTACTCCATCGCCAGATACGGGATCAGTAACATCTCAATCAATGTATGATGGAAATTTGTATATCACCTTAGAAGATCAAACTACTGGTAATACAATTCTCTTAGAGGATGGTGATGATTTGTTGATGGAGCCAACATCTTATTTGAAATCTTCAGTAATTTCTTATGCAGATGTTTTCAGAACACAATCAACAAATTGGGATAATCCCTTTTCTGGAAATATTTTAAATGAGGATGGTACAGATATTCAAATGGAAAGAGGTGGAACTTATCTCTATCCAACATTACAATTTCCAGAAGAAGAAACAGGAACTATTTCCATTGATGTAAGTTTTAATAGTGATATTCTTCTTGAAGATGATAATGGTACTTATGGGTGGGGATATCTCTTACACGAAGAGTCTGCCGGTCAAGGAAACGGCCCACAAAGATATATTTCTCTTGAAGAAGATACTCAAGGACCGGATCATCAATATGAAAGTATTCCGATTGTAGATACTCATATATTGGAGACTTGGTTTAATTCTACAAGAGCTCATCTAATTTCTGAGGATGGTCAAGATCGTTTTATGATGGAAGATGAATCGTTAGTGACCTTAGATATTGTTCCAATAACATTAGATAATAGTCTAGAAAAAGAATTTGATTTACGAATAATTTATAATGCAATAGTCACAGAAGATGGACATTATCTAATTGAAGAAAATAATACCTCAGGAAATAATTACATCAAGGTAGAAGATGATTATGGTTTAACTCAAAACAATTTATATTGTACAAAATTTAATCTTGTTGAAACTACCCATTGGCATCTAAGAATGGAGGACACATCTCATATCATATATGAAGATGAAACAAGAATGTTGTCTGAGGAAGATTATGTAAAAGCTCCTCTAGTAGAAGTCGAAACAGAACATTATGATACAATGGGGTATCATTTAAGAATGGAGAATGAAGATTATCTTCAACATGAAGATGGTACATGGGCTATAATAGAGAAAAGTTCTGTAGCTGGTGGTAATCATGTTGAAACAATACAATATAATCTTTATGAAACACAGTATTGGCATTTACTACAAGAAGATGGAATTACACACACTACTCTTGAAGATGAATCAGGAAGATTACTTACTGAAGACGCAAATATAAAAGCATCTGATTTATTAATACCTCCAGTGAAAAACATATATGGTGTGGACACTATGGGGTGGCACATACTAATGGAGCCTGAAATTCCAGAACTTGAGAGGGTTGATATTGTATTAACAAATGTATTAGGTGATTTTGCCTTTGATGGATCAGATAGACCAGTTTATACTTTTTCAGGGGGTAGAGAATATCGTTTTAATATGGAACATTCTTCATTACGTCCTTCAGAAACACCAGGCGATTGGCATCCAATTAGATTTTCTACAACAAACAATGGTACTCATGGTGGAGGTACAGAATATACTACAGGCGTAACAGTTGTTGGAGAGCCGGGAACTTCAGGAGCTTATGTTTCATTTATACCACCAGAAGACACGAATATTGATATTTGGTATTATTGTCTTAATCATAGTGGAATGGGAAATACTACTACAGCATCGAAAATTGTAACTTATAATACAGTTTATGCAGTAACTGCCGCAGGTGGAGCGTTTTTTATCGATGGAGTTTCTAGAGCATTAGTATCTATGACAGGCCAAAGAACATATCGTTTTGATTTGAGTGATGCATCGAACCGTCCTACAGAGGAGTCAGATTCTTGGCATCCCTTAAGGTTTTCCAAAACAAACAATGGTACTCATGGTGGAGGTACAGCATATACAGATGGAGTAGTAATAAATGGTGATCCTGGAACTTCTGGAGCTTATATTGAAATTAGACCATCAAACGATACTCAAAAACTTCATTACTATTGTGTTAATCATGCTGGAATGGGTTCAGAGATATTCATAGAGGCTAATATAATTGATGATGTATATCTTGCAATGGAAGATGTTCATAAGGATTTGGGTAGTGTTAATAATTCAAGAATTCTACAAGATATTCAAGAAAATAAACCACCTGTTATTACTAAAGAATATGTCACAGAAGAAGCACCAAGTGATATGCAAAGGTGGACTCCAGCAAACCATGAATTAGATTATATTGAAACTTGGCAAGATACAAAAGTTACAAGAACTTTTGGTATGCAACCATTTAGACCACATTATGTTTCAAATTGGTCAGATGCTAATTTATATTATGTTGATGATAAATTTACACAAGAGGATGATTCGGGTTTAATATTATTAGAGCATGGTATTACAGATCAAGATTATCTAATTCAAGAAGATTTTCCTGAAGTCAATCAAGATTTATTGAACCTACAAAGAGAAGAATTACATGGAATTTTATTAGAAGATGAACTTCAAACTTTAGGTACAGTCGATGGTAGAGCCTATGATTATCTTGCACAAGAAGATTGGACTATACACACAGTAACAGTAACAAATCCTACTGGTGACCAAAATGTATTTGTTATTGATGGAATTGTACAACCACAATTAAGATTGGAACGTACAACACATCTTAGATTTGATGTGTCAGATTCAACAATGGCCGGACATCCTTTTAGACTTTCTACTACAGCTCATGGTTCACATGCTGGTGGAACAGAATTAACAGCTGGGGTAAACAAAATAGTTAATGGAACAGAAGGTCAAGCCGGTGCTTATGTTGAATTCTATTTAGAAGGTTCAGTTCCGGATTTATTGTATTATTATTGTACTGCACATAATGGTATGGGAACGGGAGCTGGACATCCTACTAATGTTTACAAGAAAACGGGTACAGATTTAATATTACATGAAACATCTAAACCTTTTAATGAAGAGTATGGAGTAGACTATACTCCACAACAGGCTTGGGCAGTTCTTCCGTCTTATCGTTATAGTAGAATATTAACAAGACTAAAGGGTACAATTACATTTCCAGATGGGGGAACTACAGGAACAGGAGATGGATCTGAATTCTTAACTCAACTTAGTGTGGGGGAAGAATTTCAAACTGCAGATGAAAACATTATAGATGAAGAGACTGGTGGAGGTATATTATTAGAAACTGATGAAAGAATAGAACACGAAGAATTGCGTATTTTTCATGTACAAAATGAAGATCTCGCAGCCGATTTAATGGGAATACAAATAAGAAACTTTCGATGGTTAATAACTACTGAAGATACAACAATCAGTGCTCATGGTAGTCACGCCGGAGTAACAGGAGAATATTCAACTCCTGATTTTTCTTCAGAAACTTATTGGATTCTTACTGATGACACTAATCAAGCCCTTGTGGTTGGATTAGATCATGAAGTAGGACAAGTCGAACAAGAATCCCCAGAATGGGAAAATATCAATATGCTCTGGGAAGATGGATCAAAAATGATTGTTACAGATCCACAAGCTTTTATTGTGTCAGCAATTAATAGTGACACAGAATTAGTAGTTACAAGAAAACATTTAGGTGGTACTGATGATTCAGTCTACCAGTTGTAAGATAGTAACTTGAAAAAAGATATAAATATAACAATGAGGAATCATTACAAATTTAAATTAATCTTGATAAAATTTGGAGGAAAAACAAAATGCCTGCTATAGTAACCAATAAATTCAGGATTCACAACGCTAAACAGTTTGTAGAAGCTTTCGATGAAATTTCTGCAACTTCAGGCGCTGCGATTACTGATACTAACGGTGTACTTAATACTAATATGTACTTGTTTATTGGTAAAGTAACCGCGTGGGCTGATGATACAGCACCGCCCACACCTACTGATTCCGTTTCCAATACAGTCTACAATCACTGGAGAGACATGATTGCAGCTAAGAAAATTGGATCTACGGATGTCAGTCATGTCGCACCACGTTATAATTGGACTACTGGTTCAAACTATTTTGCATATACTCATGCAAATAACGCCTTGTTTGATCAACAGTACTACGTGATGACAGATGACTATAACGTATACAAGTGTCTCGCCAACAACAACGCTGGTGGAACATCTACTACAAAACCTACTGGAACAGGAACAACCATTATTTCAACTGCTGACAGTTATAAATGGAAGTTCATGTATCAGATCTCAGCCGCAAGAGCACTTAAGTTTGTAACACCTAGTTACATTCCTACTCAAAGAGTAAGGAAAGCAAATGGTGCAGTTGCGAATACTACCGATTCATCTTTTCAGTATGATGTTGAAATTGCAGCAAATACCTCAGGTAATGGTGCAATCGAAGTTATGCACGTAACCAATGGTGGAAGTGCATACACATTTGAGACTGGAACAGTTCAATCTGGTCATACAGAAACCACAACCACAGCTAAAATTACAGGTTCTGGTTTAGCAACAGACGCGATTGTAAATAACGATATTTACTTTACTTCTGATTCAGGAAGTGGAGTAACAGGAAAAGGTGGAACAATTACCGATTTTCAATCTGGTACAGGAGTTGTAACTTGGACACCTGCATTAGCAAGTGCCAACGTTCCTGCAGATGGAGATGGTTATTCTATCGGTCCTAAAATCGTAGTCACTGGTGATGGACATGGAGCAAATGCTCGTTCAACTAACACCGCATCTGGTGTAATCGGTGATATCGTAATGGTCGCAGGTGGAAATAACTATGGTAATGCCGTAGCAACAATCGTTACAAACGCTGGTTCATCGGGAGCCGTTACACCAGTTATCGGCCCACGTGGCGGACATGGTGATGACGCAATTGAGGAACTTGGTGGTTTCTTTGTAATGGTTAACAGTAGATTAGAATACGGTGAATCTGGAAACTTTACTACAAACAATGATTTTCGAAAAATCGGTCTTCTAGCACAACCATTATATGCAAATGGAGATGTTTGTACAGCATCTACGATTGATCAATGTATTACAGCTACAGTTCAATCTTGGAACAGTACAGCATTCGCAGAAGATGAACTTGTAACTGGAGCAAAATCTGGAGCAACTGGTAAAGTTGTTGACTTCAAGAATAATACAACCTTGAGGTTGATTGATGTTACAATGGGTTCAAATACCACTACTGGATATGATTCCATCGCAGGATCGTTTCAAACAAATGAAACTATTACAGGAGCGGGTGGAGCATCAGCAAACACTAATGGTGTAGCCGGTGGTGATCTTGAGAAGTTCTCAGGTGATGTACTTTACATTGAGAATCGTTCACCAGTAACAAGAGCAGATGACCAAATAGAGGATGTTAAATTAATTATTGAATTCTAATCATTTTATACTAGAGGATAGATTGAATGCCACTTTCTACTAATTTCAATGTTACGCCGTATTATGATGATTATGACGAGTCTAAAAATTATTATCGTATACTGTTCAGGCCTGGATATGCAGTTCAGGCTAGAGAAGTAACACAATTACAGACCATACTTCAGAAACAAATCGAAAGATATGGGCAACACTTATTCAAGGACGGAAGTAAAGTTCTTGGCGGTGAAGTAACATTAGATACAGATGTAAAATCTCTGAAACTAGAGACACAAGAATCGGGAACTAATATTAATGCCGCTTCTTTTGTTGGAACAACTATTATTGGAGCAACATCTAATGCACGAGCACGTGTTGTAGCCTCGCAGGCTGCTACTTCAAGTACTCAACCTACTCTAATGTTTCACTACTTGTCGGGTGATGATTTCGATGATGGGGAAACTGTCCAAGCTGGAACAGTTCAAGCAACTGTTGTTAGTGCCGCAGGACCTAGTGGTATTACTGGAGCAACGGGTAATGGTTCAGTTGTTAGTTGTGATACAGGCGTATTTTATGTTGGTGGATTCTTTCTATTTACTCCCGCAAATACTGTGATAATGGATGCCTATTCCGAAATTCCTTCTGGGAGAGTTGGTCTAGAAATCACAGAATCAACTCAAACAAGTGATGATGATACTACCCTACTTGATCCCGCCTCAGGGACTTATAACTTTGCGGCGCCAGGAGCGGCGAGATATAAAATAGAATTAGCTTTAAAAATCAAAACTTTAACTTCTACTGATCCTGTCTTACAATTAGCAGATGAAAACTTTATTCAATTATTAAAAGTTGAAAGTGGTGTTAAGAAGGAGGAAGTCAAGTACCCAATGTATGGGGAACTTGAAAAGACTTTGGCACGTAGAACGTATGATGAGTCAGGCGATTATACAATCACTCCATTTAATTTAGATCTAAAAATTCACAGAGGTATATCTGGAACTACTGAAGCTTCAGGTGTGGATGGTACTACTGTACATGGTAACAATACTTTATTTGAAACTGAATTAGATGTTGGAGATCAGATTTATCTTGGATCAAATACTACTACATCAACTATTACTGCAATCGCAAATAATACAAGATTAACAGTACAGACAACTCTTCCTACAAATACGGGTGGAGCAATAATTTATAATGAGTCTGAAATATCTGCAGGATTAGATGCAGGTAAGGCTTATGTAAAAGGTTATGAATATGAAAGTATTGATACACAATATCTTGATGTAGATAAGGGTCGAGATACCGATACTACTACCGATTACAGTATGACTTCTGAGGTAGGAAATTATCTTGTCGTAGATACTACTAGTAGTTTATTTGATGTGGGATCTTCTGAAGTATGTCAACTACACTCAGTTCCCTTTTCTTCAATCAACTTAACCAATAATACCACATATTTAGCAACTCAAGTTGGAACAGCAAGAGTTCGTAGTATGGATTGGGATGCGTCTTCTGGAAATTCAGCATACGCGGAAACAAATCATTCTAATTACAGACTATATCTTTGGGATGTTAATACTTCAAATAATATTGTAGGAACAGTTGATCAACAATGTGCAAACACAAGACTTATAAAATTAGACGCTGATAGTACTTCTTATGTCGATGCGGCGTATACAGGAGCAACTATTACAGTTAATACTGTAAGTGGTATTGATACTTCAAGTGATACTAGAGTTATCGATGACTATTATTCAATAGTTAATTATATTGAAGGGGAAACAAATACTTCTGGTATGGGAAGTGTAGGAGATAATATCTTAAACGAAGATGCTTCTATTATGTTACTTGAAGATTCCGGACATTATGTTGTTGCTAATACAGTATTCTCACAACAGACTCAAGCTAACACTACTTACGAAATAGATTTTAAAATCAAAGATGTAGAGACTATTACTACCTCAACATTAGGTAATCCCCCCTCAATTAATACTCATGCCGATATAGCAGACGCAGGAAAATATAATAGTAGTACTTCAGGAAATACAATCTTATCTAATACAGATAAAAATACTCTAGTCTTTCCACTACCACAAAGCCCAATTAAAGAGACAGCGGGTGGTGGTAACACAGTAAGTTATATTTTCAAGAAAGTCGAGAAGGCACTATCATCAACTTCTTCAGGAAAATTAACAATTACATTATCTAATCCCAATTATCGGTTTATGCCAAGTAGTGGAACATTATCTACAACAAATGCAAGAGAAAATTTCATAGTAGTAGTTAAAACAGATAATTCTGCACAAACATTTATTAATGCCGTTTCTTCTACCGCAACATTACCAAGTGCATTAACAACAGAAGCAAGATCAATAGCAATAGGGAATTACTTAGATTTGGGTGCAGTTAATGAAGCTGGTACAACTATTAGACCAGTTGAAATTAATGGTAGTAGACAGACAGTTGACATATATTGTAATACTAGTGCAACTTTTGTAGCAGATGTTATCTATACAGTAGAAAGTTCTTCAGTTAAGAAAGAGCCCGGACCTCGTACAAAAACATTAGTTTCAGGAAATGGATCACATATCGTAGCAACTTCAGGAGGAGCACCTATAACTTCTATAGCTGGTGGTCAGTTCTATTTCTCAACTCCAAACCAAACTGCAACAGGTACAGATAGTATTACAGTTTCAGATGCATTTAATTTGGTTAAAGTTGTAGATTCGGGACAACCATTTATAGATGTAACTACAGATATGATGACCGCAACTGCTAATAACATTACTGATAGATATACATTTGAATCTGGACAAAAAGATAACTTTTATGATCATGCAACTATTAAGTTAAAGCCTGGACAGCCTGGACCTGCAGGAAAAATTATGGTTGTTGTTGATTACTTTGATTGGGATGGTGGAGAAGGTTATCATTCTGTCGATTCATATCCAACTTCAGGATCTTATAACAAAGTAGATGCTGCAAGTACCTTAACTTTTAGTTATTCGGTAATTCCTGATTTTACTTCTCCAACAACAGGAGAATCAGTCAACTTAAGAGATTGTGTCGATTTTCGTCCACGAAGAGAAAATGGAATCAATAGTATGGGAGATACCCTAGCAATTGAAGGTATTCCAACTCCAGATCCAGATGGTACAATTACTTCAACTTTCAGTTATTATTTGTCAAGAGTTGATAAGATAGCACTTACTAAAGATAGAAAATTTAAAGTACTTAAGGGTGAATCTGAACTTGATCCAATTGCACCTCCAGATGATGAAGATTCAATGACATTGTATACATTGCAAATTCCCGCATATACTTTTAATCTCTCTGATATTACTACAAGATATATTGATAATAAACGATTTACTATGAGAGATATTGGTAAATTAGAAAAGAGAATTGAAAGAATTGAATATTATACGGCATTATCTATATTAGAAAAAGAAACCGCATCTAGGGAATTTTCTACTGGCTCCGCAAAAGATTCATTATTCAATCCAACAGGAACTGCATTTAAGAGTGGTATACTAGTTGATTCATTTAATGGTCACGCGGTTGGTGATGTAATTAATGATGATTATAATGTTTCTGTAGAATATGCTAAGAAAGAAATGAGGCCAGGATTCTATTATGATAATCACAGATTTACATATAGTTTGGCATATAGTAATAACGTAACAAAGACTGGTGATCTAGTTACTCTACCATATACTGATGTAGATTTTATCAAACAACCCTTTTCAAGTGACAATCAATCTTTAAATCCATTTAATATTACAAATTGGATGGGTCATGTAAAAACATTTCCGGCTTCTGATACATGGTTTTCACAAGGAGCTAGACCAGATGTTACAACGAACTTAGAGGGTCAGAATGATAATTGGACATTAAGCCCATCTACTGGTAGAAAAGGATTTGGTTCACAATATGATGATTGGAGTACGAATTGGAGTGGAAAACAAAAAACTGAACAACCCCAATCTGGTGTAGATAAAGTTGGTAAGACGGGTAAAGCAAATAGAAGTACTCAAGAAATGACCAATTCTAAATCAAGAATTGGTATTAGTGCAAATACTCCACCTGAATCTGTTCTTAAAACAATAGGAAACAAAGTTATTGATACAACAGTTGTTCCTTATGTAAGAGGTCAAACATTATTCTTTAAAGCAACAGGACTAAAACCACTTACTAATGTTTATGTGTATTTTAGTGAGACGGATGTATCTGCAAATATAAGACCAGCAAGTAAATTATCTCTTATATCTGTTAATGGTACATTTTCTGTAGGAGAAACACTTAAAGATGGTGCAAACAACTATGGAACAATTATGTTGGCGTCTAATACGTTTAACAATACTGCTACTGTCTTTATTTCTAATGTAACTGGAAATGTAGCTTCTACAGATAGTGCACAATATGGTCAAGCCAATTCTCTTCCAGAAGGACAAAGAGAATCATTTGGAACAGGAACTATTGGAGATGCAACTCACGTATTTACTGTAGCAAATACTGTAGAAGGATTAACAAGTGAAGCCACGGGTAATGTTTCTACTAGAGTACACTTTTCTGTTGGTGTAGCTAATGGTATTATGCAGAGTGATGATACTGGTTCAGTTGCAGGTGAATTTCACATGCCAGATGCAACTTGGAGATCAGGAAATAAACTTCTTAGAATTACAGATAGTGCATTGAATAATGTTATAGCTACAACTACAGCTTCAGAATCTACTTTTATAACAAAAGGTATTTTACAAAATAGAGAACAGTTATTGATTTCTACAAGAGAATCATTAAATCAAAGAGAACTTCCTAATGATGAAGCAATTGTTAGAGATACTACTTCACGTATATCTGAAAAGAGTAATTGGATTAATCCATTATGTCAAACATTCCATGTTGATCCAAATGCATTTCCAAAAGGACTATTCTTAAGAAATGTTACTTTGAATTTTTATTCAAAAGATACTAAACTTCCAGTTAAGATACAAATAAGACCGGTTGTTAATGGTTTTCCAAGTGCATCTAAAGTAATTCCTTTTAGTGAAGTTGTAAAAAATCCAGATAAGGTACAAGCTTCAACTACAGCAAATGCCGCTATTGCAAATACAACTACAAGAACAACATTTACTTTTGATTCTCCTGTGTATCTAACTCCTGATGAGTATGCATTAGTTATTACATCAAATAGTACAGAATATCAATTACACATGGCAGAAGAAGGTAAAACTTCTACAGGATCGATTGCAAAAATATCTAAACCTTCTTTTATAGGTTCATTCTATAAACCTCAAAACGCAGGAGTTTGGGAAGCCGATCCTAATAAGTATATCATGTTTAATTTACAACGAGCTGATTTTACTATAGGAACGGGTGGTTCTACTAACTTTGCAAAATTTATTACCTATGCAAATTCTGCTACTGGAAATACTGCTAACGTACATGCAGATGTAATTAAAATTGGTTCATCTGCAATAAATTATAGTGATACTGACATTCAATGGAAATATGCAGCATCTAATGGAACATTTACATTAGCAGATGGTACTGAAGGATCAGCTTCTTATGTACAATTTAGTCCAGATCAAAACTATTTCTTAACAGATAGAAAAAGAGTAGTTGCAACTTCAAATGGTTCATTTAGAGTTAGAGCTGAAATGACATCTTCAAATTCTCATGTTTCGCCTGTCATAGATGTTGATCGTTTAAATTTAATTTCTGTTGAAAATAATATTGATAATGGTGGTCTAGCAGATTCAGATTTTTCAATATCGACAAAAGGTTCAGGTTATGTGAATGTAATGTCATCCTCATATACTGCAACTATAACAAGTGGTGGAACTACTAATGCCGCAACAGCAAATGTTCATGTTGAAATGACAATGAATGTTAATTCAAATTCTACCACAATATCAAGTGCAAATGGTGGATATACTGTTGACAGTAGTAATCCAGGTGCATTCGTTGTTGGTGAAGCTGTTATGTGTAACGTGGCTTCTGATGTTAATGCAAATAATAGTGGAGTGTATGGAATTGTTTCAGCTGTTACACATTTAGAAGGTAATACATCAAAGAACGTTTCTTCAGTTACTATAAAAACAGATGCAAATAATAAAACTATTGCCACTTCTGGAGCCGGAGCATTTCAAAATGGTTGTCTAATATGGGCAAATCCAAACGCACAAACAAATGCAGTAACTGGAGCCGCTGGAAGTAATACTAAGATGACAGTCTTAGTTGCCAATGGATATGTTTCTAATGTTGTAGTAGTTGATTCTGGATCGGGATATACAACCAATCCAACAGTTTCACTTTCAACAGTTAGTGGAGCCGGTTCAATTAATGCAGTAGTACAATGTACTGGAGAAGAAAAGAATAGTGGAGGCCCAATTTCAGCGAAATATATATCAAGAAGGGTTACACTTAAAGATGGATTTGATGCCTCAGATTTAAAAGTTATACTAAACGCATACAAACCATTGGGTACAGATGTTCATGTATATTATAAAGTTAAGAACGCGGATGATCCAGATGATTTTGATATAAAGACATATACAAAAATGTCACAAGAAACTTCTTCTGGAACAATTTCTAAAGGTAAAGAAGATATTCAAGAATTTATCTTTAAAACTCCAAATGAAACTACAGCATATTCATCTAATAATGTAAGATACGAAACTTTTAAAATATTTGCAATTAAGATAGCATTGGTTGCAGCTACAACTTATGATATGCCAAGAGTAAAGGATATGCGAGCAATTGCATTAGACTAATATGGGAAGTATACAAACAGAAGATCGAAGATTTTTAAGAGATACCCACTCTAAAGCATTATTGAATACTGATTACAATGCTTTACAACAACATAGAAGAGAAAAATTGTATTTTCAGAAGCAACAAAATGATATAAATATATTAAGAAAGCAAGTTGAGGAACTAACTACTGTAAGAGGTGAAATGATAGAAATTCGAACACTACTTACACAAATTATTGATCAAAAAAAGGAGCTATAAACCATGACTGCTAATGTCGCCTTAACAGATACCTTTGACCAATGGAGAGTCAAGACAAATGAGTTGGCGGTGATGACTCAAACTGATGGAATGTCTAATTTCATTAAAGTTTTAGATACCACTAATTCAACAAGTAATACTACAGGCTCAATTATCACCGCAGGAGGTATCGGCGTATTAAAATCAGCAGTGATAGGAGAGAACTTAAGAATACATGGAAATGTTATAACTGATGGTGATACCACAATAAGTGGTAATCTAGTTTTCGGTGATGCTGCAACAGATCAAGTAACATTTTCTGCAGATATTAATTCTAGTGTAATTCCAAATGCAAATGTTACCTTTAATTTAGGTAATACTACAATGCTTTGGGCAAATACATTTACTGGCCATGCAACAATTACTCAAAAATCGGATTCAGGTAAACCTGCACTTAGTATAACTTCTGAAGATGCAGATCAAATTGCAATAGATGTTACTGCAAGTCAAGTTGGAGTAGATGTTGTACAACTTACAGCAGATTCAGTAACTACGGGTAGAATTATTGATATTTCTTCTGATGGACTTACTACTGGTTCAGCACTTTATATAGATTCAGATTCTGGAGCTACAGATACAAGAAGTGTAGCAACAATTATTCAGAATCATACATCTGCTACTGGTGCAACAGCACTTACAGTACAAGCTGATGCGGGAAGAGGTATTTTTATTAATACTGACTTAGCAGCAGGTGGCCCATCACTTGAAATTGATGCAGAACAAGCTACTACAACCGCAGTAGATTTTAATTTTGATGCCGCAACATCTGCTACAGCTATGAGTATATCAGCAGATGGACTTGTTACGGGTACAGCTTTTAAAGTTGATTCTGATTCTTCTGATACTGGTACAAGAAGTATTGCAAGTATAATTCAAAATCACGCATCAGCAACAGGCGCAACAGCACTTACAGTACAAGCTGATGCGGGTAAAGGTATATTTATTGATTCAAACCTTGCTGCAGGAGGGCCAGCACTTGAAATAGATGCAGAAAATACTACAACAAATGTAGTAGAAATTAATATAGATCCATTAACTACTGGAACAGGAATTAATTTAACTGCAGATGGATTGACTACTGGAGCAATAGCAAGTTTCGTTTCAGATTCTTCTGATACTGGTACTAGAACTTTGGTATCTATTGTTAATGATCATGCATCTGCTACAGCAGTAACACCATTTCATGTAAAACAAGATTCAACTAATATAGTAGCAAAATTTGAAGGAACAACAACTATGGTTATTCCGGTTGGAACATCTTCCAATCGTGGAACAGCAGTTCAGGGTGGTATAAGATATAATACTACAACAAGTTCTTTTGAAGGGTATAGTGGTTCAACATGGGCTGGACTTGGTGGACTTATTGATGTTGACCAAGATACAAAAATTATAGCTGAAACATCTGCAGGAGCAGATAACGATGATTTAGATTTTTATACTGCTGGAACTTTAAGAATGTCAATAGATGAAACTGGAAAATTTGTTGGTACAGGAAAATTAAGCATGAAAACAGGACATGCTTGGCATCAAACGACACACGCAGCTTTAGCTTTAGGACATTAATAATTAAATTTTTAACTGTTATAAATAGTATTGAATTACAAACATAAAGGAGAATATCAATGGCAATTCCGAGCGGATCTGGGACTGAAGTTCTAAAAGTGAGTCACTTCACCGCAACAGATACTACCGAACAAAAACTTATAGACGGGGTCGCAAATCATATATACACCGTACTTAGCATTTCGGTATGCGAAACCGCAGGTGCTGCAGAAACTTTTTCTTTGTTCATAGCAGATGATGGTGGTAGTACTGATTACGAAATTATTTCAGACCAAGCATTAAATGCAAATAAAACGTTTATTTATAATGACAGGATCGTAACCTCCGGTACTGATGAGTTAATACTGGCAATGGGCGGCGCATGTGATGTGGACATCGTATGTTCATACATTGATCAGGACTGGACATAATAGGAGTATAATAAACTATGTCACATAGAACGACAGGAATAATAGATGAATCTCATGGTCGAATTAAATTTGTGGCCGCGATTAACAATGCTTCTTTACCTACAATCCAAACCACTAGTGTACCTGTAGGACATACATGGATTGCACAAGGTGTATGTAAATTAGTAGAAGCAAAGGCCTTTTCTACAGGTGAAACCACAGGTACTGCAACAGGATCAGCAGTAGCAACAAATACATTTGGGGCTGAAAGTGGAACTTCCGGTGGTACAGATGGTGCAGCAGATAGTGGAAATACCGGTGGAAGTTTTTGGCAATGTGGGTGGATTCCTTATATCTTGTGCTAGATATTGTGCACACTAT